ATTTTTGATTCAATATCTACTTGACCTGTAAAATAAAAACCAGCAGTATGCATTGTTTTTTTAAATGCGTCCCGCCATCTTGCAATTGATTGGCCTACTTTAATTACATATGAATAATCTTGATAGTATAAACTATCTTGTATTCTCATTGTAGTTTCTGATAACTTACCTTTTTCATTTATAAACTCACCGTCTGTATCTGCAATAGAAACTACATCTACTGAAGCAGTTGCAACATCTGATTTTTTAAGAGTACATGTTCCTGAAGTAGCTGATGTTAAAGTATCATTTACATTAAAGCTTCCTGTAACATCTTTTATTTTTAATAAACCTCTATTATTATCTAAACTAACAATTGTTCCTGAACCACCAGATGAACTTGTTATTGATTGATTTGTAATAAATGTTCCTGAAATATTTGTAACAATAACATTATTAAAAAATCCTAAAGTTGGTGGTGTAGGTGAGTTTTCATAACCTCTACCTAATTCAACGGTTTTTATTTTTACAATTTTACCAACTTCATCACCATATGCTTTTATACTTGCGTTTGTTCCTGTTGATGATGTTACTGAAACGGTAGGTAGTGTTGTATATCCACCACCTTTATTTGATATAAATAAATCTGTTATTTGTTGTAAGTCTGTAAATTTTTCTTGAACTACTACATTACCTGAATACGAATCACCTCTTGTTGTTTCATCTTCTAAAACAATTCTGTCACCAGTTGACATACCAGTTGTATTGCTTTCTCCAGAAAAACCACCATTTACTATTGAAACAAAACCGGCTGCATTATTACCATTTGTACCTGTATTTGTAAATGATAAACTATCACCGATATTATAACCTGTACCAGCATTATCAATTACCATTTCTGTAATTAGACCTGGTCCTATTTCTTTAACTTGAAATAAAGCACCAATACCACCAGCAGTTAATTTAATTGTATCATCTGTTGAGTTTAAAGAACCATCATTAGTAATATTTTTATTTCCAGGAATACCAGTTACACTAGCTTTAATAAAATAATTATCTGTATCTGTTATTGTACCTTGTACTTCTTCACCAACGGTAAATGTTCCTTGAATACTATCATCATTTAAAATTAATTGTGTTACGGTTTGGTCACCAATTTGAAATTGAGTTGTGTTTTCTACGATAGCAGTTGCGTTAGAAGATTGACCTGTAATTTTTCTGCCTGTTAATTGTGTTGCGTCACCAATACTTGCAATAACTCTTAATACTTTTAAAGAATCAAATGCACCGTCAGAGGCCTTAAGCATTTGTTCTCTAGGATAAATTGTTTCTGAATTTTCACCAAATAATATTCTAAAAAATATTTCGTGACCTCGTACAGAACCTTTTGACCTGTACATTGATTTAATATTTTTAATTAATTTTCTTTTATCTACACTAGAAGATAAATTTTCAGGAAGAGTTGCTAAAAACTCATCTCTCATATTAGATAAGAAATGACTTATAACATTATCAGGATCCCTAAAATTTACCAAGTCAACTATGTTATTAACTGGATTAGGTTTATAATTTGTTACATTTGCTTGAGCACCTGAACTAGAACCTATTATAATTTCATTATCAATAAATTTATCTTGTGATGTTATAATTAATCTATTGTTATTAATATCTTCTACTAAAACAACAGCAGTTGCTTTTGAAGTTTGGCCTGTTACCGTTTCGCCTCTTGTAAATTTACCATAAGTAGATTCTTCTAAAAGAATTTTATCACCAGCGTCTAGTAATGTTCTAGCGGTATCTTTACGACTAGAGTTTAAAACTAAATTAGCAGTTTGACCTGTTTCTGATTGAAGTAAAATACCATCTGTGCCTTCAATGGTATTGATTGATAATTCTGCTGATTCTAATAATTGATAATATACTTTTAGAAATTCGGCAAATTTAGGGTGGTCAGCAACAACGAATTCTGGTAGTTGGCTGTTAAGTATCGTTGAAATTTTATCATTAAACTTTGCCATTGTTCATTAATAACTTGATGTTGTTGTATAACCTACACCAGCGTCAGAGGAACCTCCTACAAACGAATCTGCTGTAACATTAATAGTTGAGTTTGCAATATCTAACTCTACAATTTGGTCTCTTACAGGAACAACATCATTAGAATTTGGTGTTACCGTTAACTCAACAACCGTTGATGTTGCACCTCTAATATTTGAAATTGAAGCTACATTTAAAGAGTTAAGAGTAATTTGACCTGTGTTATAATCTATTGTACCTTGTGTTTCATTTGAGTATGTTCTAATACCTGAAGATAGATAATATCTTCTAACATTACCATTACCATCATCATCTAAAAATTGTTCTAAATCACTACCTGTTACTTTGAAACCTGTTGAACTTAAAATACCACCTGCTGATTTGTTATGGCCAGAATGTGGATTAAATAATGAATTTCTAAAGTAAATATCATATTTTGTAGATGATGATAGAGTTGGTGTAAAACTTTTTCTAATTTTTATAGTTGTAATGTTTGATAATATACTTGTATCAACATCATCTATTAAACCTGTTAATTTTGAATGACGATATACTGCGTCAAATTTTTGTAATGTATTTGTATTATAATTTGTAACAGCAGTTGTAATTTCTGATTTTAAAGTATCACTTGATTTAGTTGTTGATTTTGAATCATATTTTACCGTTGATGATAATAATACTGAAGTTGTTTCCGGGTCAACAATTTGTGGCGATACTGAAGCTACATTATAAGGTTTTAATTTATTTACAATATCTTGTTTTGTAGTTTCTGTTAATGTAGAACCTGAAGCTGCCTTAACACCTATTTTTACAATACCATATCTTGGTGTTTCATCATCTTCACCACCCCATGCACTAACTGATAATGCGTTAGGATAAATTGATTGTACAAGTGTTTCATAATCAGTTGTTGTAACTGCTCTATCTTGAGCTGCATATTGTAATGGTGCATTATGTTTAATTGATTCATTTGTTTCTGATTCAGAACCACCTTGTGAATTTGAAACCGTAACAATTGTAACATCTGAAAAACCACCAACATTACCTGATAATGTAAATGAACTTGCACTATTAGATACATCTTTGTTTGTTACAATATATTCTAGTATAACAATGTTACCATCTACAAGCGCTTTACCATTTACGCCATCGCCAAAGTAAACTTCATATTTGCCGTCTTGTCCTTCTTGTATAAAATATACTTGTGAAATAGCGTCAACATTATTATAACCACCTGCTAACGAATAAGTGTTTGTTGTTGTATCGCTAGAACTATTTTGAACTTTAACTAACAATGTTGAAGTGTCTGCGTTAGCACTTGGTATTATAAATTTTTGGTCAACATCTGTACTATCAACCGTGTATTTAAATGTTACTAAAGAGCCTTCATAAACTGGCACATTAGAAAATTTGTAAATACCACTAGAAGGTGAAATTGTAATATCTGAATTTGTAACATATTGATAAGATGTATTTTCAACCGTTGTTGTAAACACGGTACCTTTTGACATTGTAACACTTGTGCCTGTTGCATTGTTAAGTGTAACATCAATAGAGGCCATTGGCGCTCTTGGTGATGAAGGAGTATAACCAATCATCTTTGCTAATGATACAATATTATTTCTTATGTCTGCACTATCAAGATATAATTCGTTAGTTGACATATTTGCCAAGTAAGCAAGATAGTGTGTGTTGTAAGATAAAATATCTAAAAGAATATTTAAAGAACTACCTTCAAAATCATAATCTTGAAAAGATGTTTGACCTTGTAAAAATGATTTTAAGTTTAGTTTGATTGCGTCAAAATCGTAATCTGAAACTACTAGTTTATTGGACATTTATTATCTTACCCTCTGTAAAAATGTTTGCACTACTTGTGGACCTGGTACACCCACTACATAAAAATAAATGTCAACAACTAATCTATTTTTATCTTGGTCGTCATCAACAGCAACATTTTGTAATTCTACTCTAGGCTCATAGTTAACTATGACCTCTTCTATTTTTCTTTCTAAAAAAACTTTAGTCATTGGTGTAAAGTTTTCAAATAATAACTCTCTAACACCACAACCTAATTCTGGATTAAAAGGTCTTTCATAAAAGTTAGTTTGTATTAAATTCTTAACTGACCTTTTTACTGCTATAACATCTTCAACCACATTGACATCATTCGTAACTGCATTTCTAGTAAAGTCTAGGTCAATATCCCTAAATCTTCTTGAATTTCTTGTGCTTTTGTTTTGTGTTTGTGAGTCGTATATTGCCATAACGGTAATATTTATATACTTTTTCTAACCGTTTGCAAAAACATTACCAGAACCACTTGTCATATTACCACTATCTGCACTATCGCCTATTCTAGCAACTGCTAAACTTTCTACAAACACATTTGGTGAGCCTACATTTACATTTGCTACATGAGGGGCACAAGGTGGTAATGGTGGAAAAGGGTGTGATACGGTAGGGTCACTTACTCTTGCAATTAAAATACTATTTGCAAAACAAGTACCTTGTCCTGGTGTATCTAAAGTAGTTGTACTGGTACAAATATGACCAGTTGATAAACTATCACCTTTTCTACTAACGGCTGGCATGTTTAGCTTTCAAAGCCTCTCTTCTTCTTTCTTTAACTAACTCTTGTTTTATCTTTCTACCAATGGGTATCAAAATTCCATGACACATTTCTTTACCTTTTTTACTGATATACTCAACACTTATCATTTTATCTTTAAAATTTGATTGTACTGACATTATAGCCTTCTTTAGACTTAATTGTTCAGTTTCTTTTTCTTCACCTGCTTCATTCCAAAACTTAAATACTCTCATTTTAGGCATAATTAACTTTCTATATTATATTTTATACATCTTTTACTGATATTACGCACTTTTCACAACGACAATGTTTACAAATTTCTCTTTCATAAGATTCTCCTGTATATCCGTCTTCATCTTCAACGGTATATCTTTTTCCACAATGAGATTTGTGTCCACAATTGTTGCAATAAGTCATATTACTATTTATTAAAAATTACA